GACGAGCTGCGCGGCCTGCCGGAGCTCCTGTCGCTGATGGACCCACTCACGATGCACAACTCGCTTCTGCGGTCGGTCCTCACGACGGCGAAGGCGCGGAACGCCTACGCGATCATCATGAAGCACAAGGGGGCGACCCCCGATCAGATCGCGACACTCGCCGCGGCGAAGCGCACCGGCACGCGGAGCGTGACCGACTCGGGCACATCGCGGAGCCTGAACCGCCTGAAGGTTCGCTCGGGCACGGTCCTCCACACCGGCGCGCGGACCGAGGTAGACATGATGTCGCCGAACATCCAGGCGGGTGACCAGATGAATCTCTCGCGCGAGATCGACCTCCTGGCCTCCCAGGGGACGGGCCTGGCCGAGCACTACCAGCGCATGGATTCGCAAGGGCTCACCGAGGCCGGCGTCCAGATGGCCGAGGGGCCGACCGAACTCGCGGTCGACGACTGGCAGGCGGTCGTCGCCGAGGAGATCACGCGCCCGGCCCTCAGGCTCGTGCTCATGTCGTCGGAGGAGTTCGCCTCGTCGCCGGAGGAGGCCGAGCGGATCGCGGCCGAGGCCGAGATCGAGGGCAGGCGCTTCCAGCGGCGCGACCGCGTCCAGCAGGTCCAGGCGGACCGCATGCAAACGCAGGACGGCGTGATGAGCATGCGCACGCGGCAGATCCGCGACGGCCTCGACCCCGACCGCGAGGCCGAGGCCCTCGCGAACGAAGAGCCGCTTAACGGTCCGTATGGGCCGGGCGGCAAGAATGGCGATAACGACGACGATGACGACGAAGAGGGCAAGGGCGCGAAAGGCGTCGACAAGAGGCAGGACAAGGACAAGGCGCGCGCTGGTGCGGCGCCCAAGTAAAGAGAGGGGACGCACGATGGATCTCGTTGCGATCATCACGGAGGCGGAGGACCTGCGGGCGCGGGTGGAGGCGCTCAAGGAGCGGGTCGGGCAGGCGTATGACGCGGCGCCAAACAAGAGCCGGCTCAAGAATGCTCTGAGCACGGCGCACGGGACGGCCGACTCGCTCGCGAAGGCGGCGCAGGGCGTGGGCGACGCCGTGCGCGGGGCGCTCGGCGAGGCGCTCATCAAACAGGCCCAGGAGGCGGTGCCCGACGCCGGGCTCGAGGTCGTGGCGGAGGCGCTCGCCGCTCCGAGGCTCAAGCTCGTCGCCAAGGAACTCGCTGCCACGCGGCGCGAGGAGGCGAGCGCGGAGGATGCCGTCGTCATCAGGGGCGGAACGTTCGACGCACCGGGAGACGCCGCAGATGCCGAGCCCCAGGCCTGACCTTCGCGACGCGACGCTGCGCGACCAGGGCGACCGCCTCGTCCGCCAGGACGGGGCGGCCGCTTCCGTTTCGGCCGAGTGGCTCGCGTGCGTGCCGTCGCTCGTCGAGAAGGCGACGGGCGCGGCCGTCCTCGCGCGCTTCGCCCCCTTCCTGAAGCTCACGCGCGACGACATCAAGAAGATAATCGCCCCCGCCCGCGAGCGGTGCGAGCGGATACTCGAAGAGGCGCTCCGCGCGGAGATCTCCGAGACCGACCGCGCGACGCGCGAGATTCTCAGGAGCGGGCTGCCGACGCCGGTTTTCGAGTCCATCACCGAGGGTGACGAGCCCGAGCCGCCGAGCTACGAACGGCGCGCGCGGACGGTCGATGAGACCGGCGTGCGTCTCGGCAGGCCCGTCCTCGACGAGGAGGACGTCCGCCGGATCGCCTTCGAGCCGTTCGAGGGCGCGACCTGGCCGACGCGCTTCAAGCGGCTCGAGCGCCAGGCGGCGCGCACGGTCCTGGGGCTCGTGTCGCGCGCGAGCTCGTCGGGCTGGAGCACCGACCGGCTGGCGGGCGAGGTCGCCGCCGCGGCCGGCGCGAACGAATACGACGCCAGGCGCATCGCCCGCACCGAGCTCCAGCGCGTGGCCAACACCGCCAAGCGCCGGTGCTTCGAGGCGTTCTCCGATGTCATCGCGGCCGAGGAGTGGCAGGCCGCGTGGGAGGGCACCTGCCCGGAGTGCGGCGCGCTCGACGGGCGGCGCTTCAAGCTCGGCACGGCGCCGGCGCTTCCGGTCCATCCCCACTGCGCATGCACGCTCTCTCCCGTCCCGAGGACCTGGCGCGAGCTGGGGATCGACCTGGACGAGGTGCCAGTCCCGGGCCGCACGCTCGCGGGCTACAAGAAGCGCCCTGCCGGCGAGACGTGGCGGACGTGGATCCGCACCCAACCCGCCGCCTACCGGAAGCGCATCCTCGGCCCCGGGCGCTACGCGCTCCTCAAGTCGGGCAAGGTCACGATAGACCAGCTCCGCGCCCCCGGCGGCGGCGTCAGAAAGGTGTCGGACCTCCTCGCCCTCGCGAGCGCGCGCTGAGGCGACTGCTGTCGGATTGCCGGTTGTCTACCCGGTATCTCGCACCAGTAACTATCCATGAGACCGCTTGTCGAAAGCCTGCTGCTCGAGGACTCCTCGTTTGAGGTCGATGTCGAGAAGGGCATCGTCCGGGGCGTCACGCTCATCAAGCCCCAGTCCAAGAAGGGCCGCACCTACAGCGAGTCCTACATGCGCGCTAACGCCGGGCGCTACAACGGCATCCCCGTCATCTCTCCGCATCTCGCCGAGCAGCAGAAGATCAAGGCCGGGATCGGGGACGTCGCCGGGCAGACCGCGAACGCCCGGTTCGACGAGTCGCGCGGGGGCGTGGTCGCCGACATCGACGCCGCGCCGAACGACAAGGGCAAGACCTTCGTCTGGGCGGCGGGCCGGAAGTGGAAGTCGATCGGCATCTCGCACGAGGCCGCGAACTGGACGGCCACGGGCGACGGCAAGGTCATCGAGTCGCGGCGCTCGACGAATCCAAAGGGTCGGACAAAGGAGGCACGGACATGGATCTCGCGGAGCTCAAGGCCAAGCACCCGGCCCTGGTGGAGTCGCTCAAGGCGGAGTTCGCCGACGAGGCAGCGAGTTCGGGCGAGCGCGCGAAGCTCGACGCCGAGCTCAAGGAGCTGCGCGAGTCGAAGGTCGATCTCGAGAAGAAGGTCGTCACGCTCGAGACCGAGAAGACTCTCGGCGCCAAGCGCGCGAAGGCGGCGGAGCTCTTCGAGAGCTCGCAGGGCCTCGCGAAGATCCGCGCCGACGAGGACCTAAAGAAGAAGCACCTCGCCGTCCTCGAAAGCTGCAAGGACGAGGCCGCGATGAAGGAGCACATCGAGATGCTCGAAGCGACCGTCGCCGCGTCGGGCGGCACGACCTTCTCGGAGTCGAAGGGCGGCGCCGGCGAGATCACCGACGCCAGGAAGGGCGAGGTCATCGAGGCGGCGACCGGGCGGTAGAGACGCGGCGGGCGGTCGGACTGATGTAGCCGGCGGACGCGACGGACCCGAAGGAGGCTTGCGATGAAGGCGCTGACGACGATCAACCCCAGGCCGGATGCGGCCCTCAAGTACGCGGTGGACTCGGCCGTCGTCGTGACGCGCGGCGACATGTGCTGGCTCAACACCGACGACATCCGCGACGCCGACGCCTTCACCTGGGACACCGACGAGCCGACCACGCGCAGGAAGTTCTGCGCCCTCTTCGCCGGCATCGCGACCGAGTCGAGCCCCTCGGGCAAGACCGACGACATCCTCGTCATGGGCCCCGGCGCCATCGTCGAGGACTACCCCTGCACGAGTTCCACCTTCGAGATCGGCGACATGGTCGGCCCCGAGAAGGATGCGGCCGGCAACACGCTCGACAATGACCTGGTGCAGGCGGTCACCGATCCGCGCGAAGCCATCGGTCTTGTCGTGAAGGCCGAGTCCTCGGCGGTGACGGCCGTCACCTTCCAGCTCCTGCCGGCGGTGATGCTGCAGTCGCTGGGGAGCCTGAAGGTCCGGGATTTCTTCTTCCCGGTGCCGACCGACCTCACGAACGACAACGCCGCGTGCGTGACGGACTGGCTCTTCCCCAACCGCTGCAAGCTGCTCGAGCTGATAGGCATCACGGGGACCGTCGTGGCGGCCGACACGACCGCGCCCAAGGTCGCCTACAAGAACGGCGACAACGAGGGCGACGACACGCTCGAGATCGCGGACGGCTCGGCCGTGGGCGCCGTGACGAGCCAGGCCATCGCCGACGCCAACGGATACGACATCTTCGACGTCGACGACAAGCTCGACATCTACACCGAGACGCCGGCCGCGGACTCCTCGAGCGCGGCGGGCGCGGCGTACATCGTAGCGAGGGTGATGGAGTATTAGACGAACTGACGGCTGCCTGAAACCGGCGCGGAGCGGTGCGGACCGAACCGACGGTGGAAGGAGCCGCGAGATGAAGGGCATCGACCTACGCGATACCGTGAAGCGGGACGGGCCGCGCGTCGTCAGCGCGATCCTGATAGAGGCGCTCGCCCGAGACGAGAAGGATTCCCTGCGGCGCAAGCCGGAAGACTTCTCCCTGCGCGAGCTCTGGGAGAGCTTCGTCGGCTCGGGTTCGCGGACGCTGCCCGGCGGCGGAGCCTTCTCGCCCGAGATGCTCTCCGAGGCCGAGGTCGGCGTCGCCGAGTTCCAGAAGCTCACGGGCGCGATCATCACCGCGAGGATGATCGAGGGCTACCGCGACCGGCGCTTCATCGGCGACCAGCTCGTCGAGGAAATCCCCGAGAAGCATCGCGCCTTCACCGTAGCGGGCATCGAGGACGAGGCGAACCCCAGCGTCGTGAAGCCGGGCGAGGCCTACCCCAGGCCGACCTTCGGGTCCGAGATATACGTCACGGGCGAGCAGGTCAAGAAGGGCATGATCGTCGAGGTCGACGAGGATCTGATCATGGAGGACCAGACCGGCCAGCTGCTTTCGCGCGCCCGCGACGTCGGCTTCCGCTGCCGGCTCGACAAGGAGGAGCGGATACTCACCGGCGTCCTCGACGTGAACTCGACGGTGTTCAGGCCGCAGGGCTCGGCCGAGGCGATCTACAGGACGAGCGCCGGGACGAACTCCGCGCGCGTCAACAGCCTCACCGAGGTCCTCTCGGACTGGAGCGACATCGACGCGGCGAAGGCGCTCTTCGCGGCGTTCACCGAGAAGCGCGACGCGACGGGAAAGCTCTTGCCGCCTCCGCTCTCGTTCCAGCTGCTCGTGGCCGACGCGCTCTCCTCGACGGCGCATCGGATCGCGAACGCGACCGAGGTGGAATACGACGCGCTCTCCTCGGGCGTCGGGAACAAGACGAAGGCCTCGAACCCCTACGCCGGCAGGCTCTCGACCTTGAGCTCGAACCTGATCGACTCGCTCGCCGCCGCGACCGTCTGGCTCCTGGGCGACTTCAAGCGCCAGTTCAAGTGGTTCTACAAGTACCTGTTCCAGGTAACCGAGCACTTCGCCGACCCGAGGAGCGAGGCCTTCTTCAACCGCGACGTCGTCCTGGAGGTCAAGGGCCGCGAATACGGCGAGATCGCCGCGACCGACGACTGCCATGTCGTCTACTCCGCCGGGACCGGTTGATCCGGCTGACGGGACCGCACCGCCGCGCCGAGGGGGCCGGGGCTGCTGAAGCGGCCTCGGTCCTCGCTCTTTACCGGGCGTTAGGGGCAACCTGATGGCCAACGAACGGACGCTCGAAGCGATCAAGACGGACCTCGCGCGGGTGCGTGCCGCGCTCGCGACGCTCGAAGCCGACGTGGACGGCAAGCTCACCGACTACTCCAAGGGCGGGCGGAGCTATGACAAATCGAAGCGGTACGCTCTCCTCATGAAGCGCGAAGAGAGACTCCTCGAAGAGCTCCAGGGCTTCCCGGCCTTCGAGGAGATGGTGATCGACGACCCGGATATTCTGGACTGAGGTGATTCGATGACGCTCGATGTCGGCGAATCGGCGGACCTCGATCTCTCCTATGCCGACGACGGCGTGTCGGCGACGTACCGGCACCACTCGGACGTGACGGTCGATGTCGCCGCGCTGACGGAGAGTTCGTCGCCGGTCGAGGACTCGGTCACGGTGGTGCGCGACGCGAAGCGCGAGCGCGCCCTCGCCATGGAGGGCCGGATGGTCGCGGGGGAGCGCCTCTTCTGCGTCCGCGCGTCGGAACTCTCGGCGACGCCGGCGGCGCCCGACGAGCTCGTGGTGGGATCGGACACCTGGCAGGTGCGCGACTGGGAACTTGACATGAGCGAACTCGAATACGAGCTCCAGTGCCGGAAGGTGGACTGATGCCGTCCTCCGCTCTCAGGCTTGAGCACGAGAAGTTCTGCGGCGCGGTGTCGCGCTTCGTGAAGCGCGTTGGCGAGAAGAAGGCCGGCGTTGCCGTGAAGAAGACCGCGCTCGACCTGACGCGCCATACCACGCGCGGAACACCCATGCGGACGGGCCGCGCGGCTGCCGGCTGGTGGCCGTTCGCGGTGTCGCAGGGCGCGCCGATGTCGGTGAGCGGCGCCGGCGCGGCGCGGGGGTTCCGCGAGGGTTCGTACCGATCGCGCCTGAGAGGCGCGCGGCCGTTCGTCGAGCTGGTCAACTCTGTGCCCTACATCATGCCGCTGGAGGAGGGCGCCGGGCCGCATGTCATCAGGGCCAGGCGGGCGAAGGCGCTTCGGTTCTTCTGGCGGGGCCGGATCTGCTTCGCGAAGAGCGTGCGCCATCCCGGCATGCGCGGATACCACGCGCTCCGGAACGGGATGAGCGCGGTCCGGCGTAATCTCGAAGCGGCGTTCGGCGGGCTGGTGCGGCCATAACCGGGCGAGTTACCGCCCGACGTTGGGAGGGCCGACATGAGCGGCGAGAAATGCGAGCGCTGGATCGAGTCGCGGGTGCGGTTCCTGCTGACGCTCTGCGCGGCCGTCGCGGCCGTCGTGCTGTTCTTCTGGGCGAGCCAGGCGAAGCAGGACGACAAGATCAACGCGAATGACAAGGCGGTAGCAGTCGTGTCGGAGAAGCTCGACGCGCTGAAAGACGACATCGCCGACGTGAAGAAGACCGTCGAGAGCATCGACCGGAAGATCGCGGAGCCACGGGCGGTCGGGGGCGTCGCGGAACTCGCCCAGGCGAAGGAGTAGCCGTGGAATTGCGAATCTTCGTTCATGCGCTCCTTGACAACGTCGGCCACGTCGTAGAGATCGCGCCGTCGCTGGGGTTGGAGGGGACGGTTCGGCCGCTCGTGCAGGAGGTCCTGCGCTTCGGGCATCACGCGGCGAAGGTGCTCGGCGTGCGGCCAGTTAACCTGGACCCGCGGCTTGTGGATACCAAGTTTGCGGCGGGGGGCGCCTAGATGGCTTTCCACGAAATCCTCTACCACCGCGACGCGCCCTGGAAGGTGGGCGAGAAGAAGGAAGAGCGTGAGGCGCGCTTCCGCCGGAAGACTCGCGCGCCGCTCGCCATTGAGGACCGTTACCCAGACAGCTACCCCGGCCGCGTCATCTCCGTGCAGCGCGTGGGCGCGACCATGTCCGTCGCAAGACGGAAATCGAAAAAGAAGCGGTCCATCCCGCGCCCCTCGCTCCGGAACATGGCCGACAAGGACAGGCCCGTCGTCGTGCTGGACTTGACGCCCGCACAGGCCCGCGCGGTCGCGTCGAAGGGCGCGAAGATCGTTGGGGGCAAGCTCGCCAACGTAACGTTCGAGGACCGCCACGGGGCTGTCGCCCCCGCGCTCCGTAGGCAGTTCGCGCGTCCAGAAGAGATCGAGGCATATTCTGAAGACGATTTCGACGTGGATGGTCGCCAATTCGTTGGCCTCGCGGCGCTGGCGCGCGCCTGCCTGCCTCGGACCGAAACCCATACGGGCACGGGGCTCTACGCCGCGAAAGTCACCCCGACGCATAATGACGACACGCAGTCTGGCGCGGTCGCGGGCCAGGTCGTGACGCTCGTCACGGGCGGGCTTGGGACGGCAGACGCCTTCAAGGGCGGCTACGTCACGAACGCCACGCGCTCTGAGACGCGGGCGATTGCCAGCCACAACGACGCCACGGTCACGCTCGAAGGCGACCTTTCAAGCTGGGCTGACACCGACGACCTCGATATCTACGACGCCTGGAGCACGATTCAAGCAACTATTACGCAGCTCGACACCGATCAGGGCTCGTCCGCGTTCACATCGACGCAGCGCATTTCGATCTACACGGGCACCTACACCGAGGTGTTGGACATAACCTCCACGCTGAAGCCCACGCAGTGCTACCCGCTCCAGATCGCGGTCGAGTCGGGCGAGACGGCGACCCTCACCAACTCGGGCATCGGCGGGGACACCTTCGACGGCAATGGAATCGAGTCCGTCCACTGCTCCGGCGCGATGACCGTCGTCAACACTTCGGCGTCCGCGTACTCGCTGGACACCGGGGACGCCCTCGGCAACGTGCGAATCGAGGACTGGATATTCGACAGCGACGATGTTGGGAACGGTATAAAAGGCAATTCGCGCGGTAGCCTTCTCCTCGTGGGATGCACCATTCACAAGCTCGGCAATGGGAAGGCCACCTGTAGTTATAGCATCACGTGCGTAGGTTGCACCATCGAGGGGCCATCCGGCGGTTACACTCTACTAGGTCCTACATATGGCGCAGCGCGCTTCGAGGGTTGCACGCTGACGCGGGTACAGATGCGCATCGGCATCAACTACTCGTATGCCGCGGGCGGGCATGTCGATTGCCGCAACTGCACGTTCTACGACTGCGGGGCAGTGTTCAGGAACGATTATGCGGGCTTCGCCGGGTTCCCGTGGCTCCGCGTCCGCAACTGCATCTTTCACACAATT